GTTGGTATATCGAAAACTCATTAACTACATTAGGTCAGAAAGATCCATTGTCAGAATATAATTCACAGTTGTGGAATAATGGCACAGACTTAGGGAAAGAAACTGCACGTAAACAAAAACGTAAGTTAACATATATTTCCAACATTTATGTTGTGAAAGATCCTGCAAATCCTGAGAATGAAGGTAAAGTATTCTTATATAAGTATGGTAAGAAAATCTTTGATAAACTTACTGCAGCAATGCAACCTGAGTTTGAAGACGAAGAAGCAATCGATCCATTTGATTTCTGGCAAGGTGCTAACTTTAAGTTAAAAGCAAAGAATGTTGCAGGTTATCGTAACTATGATTCATCTGAGTTTACTACTGTAACTCCTTTACTTGATGATGATGACGCACTTGAATCTGTATGGAAGAAAGAATTTTCTCTTAAGGAATTCATTGCAGCAGATCAATTCAAGTCTTACGAGGAACTTAAAACACGTTTAGAGTATGTTCTTGGAAGCAAGAGATCTAATAACGTGATTGAAGAGGAAGAAGACACAGATCGTGGATCTGCAGAAGAATTAGTGACAGCAGTTACTACACCATCTTCAGTAAATGAGGATGATGATGACGACGCACTATCATACTTTCAAAAACTAGCTGATGAATAATTAGATTGTATTTCTTGTATTTTCAGTCTTAATTAATTTATCGTTTACAAATTGAGATGATCTCTTATAGGTCATCTCATTTCTTATGTCATTTAAAAATTGTTGTAAATATTCTGGACGTAAAATAAATATTGTTCTCTTCTTTTCATTCTGCTCAACTTCATATTCATAGTTAGTCACTCCTTTAACTGGTTTCAATGTTTCTTCAGTTGTATCTGGTTTTGGAATTGTAAAATTTTCACTTACTATTTTTCCTTTCGGTAAGAGTACTACATTTCGACTATCCTTGACCTCAGTTGTTTCAAAGTGATGTACGTCATTAAGTGATAATCCATATTTATTAAAAGAAAAATCATACAAGTCTTTGCTTGATAGAGGCCATTCATCTCTTACATTTATAATTCCTGCAGAAATTAATAGAACCCAATCGAAAGTTGATTTACCATATTCATTTTCTGCTACTGTGTCAGGACGATCACCATCTTTTATAATATACTTATTGAATATTGTAAAAACATTTTGTAAGTCATCACGCAACTTCATTCTACGAAATAAATTTTTCGCAGTGATGTAACTCGAACTTGATAAACGACTTGAGTAAGGTGATTGATATTGAAGATTTGGTAGTTCTCTAAAATAACCCATTAGAATCCTGTTCCCTCCGCACCTTGTCCTTTATCATAATCCTCTGCGTACACTGGATTTAATTCTTGAAATGATAAGTTCATTTTCATGTGAACTGGAGCAGTATTATCATAAGTAGCATAGGTTCCAGCACCTGTATAGTTAACTGACATGTTTAAAAGTGCCATTGGTTTAAATTTGTGTAAAAATTTATGATCATCTTTACCAGTTTTATATACTAATTGATAAACATCAGGTGATTTAATAAACAACCCACTCGTATTGTTATTACCTTGTGCTTGACTCTTCGCACTCATACTCTTTTTTAATGTTCGAATAATTTTTTTTACAATATTACTCTCCTTCTCATCTCTTGGAGCTAAATCAAAATCGAAATTGAATGATCTTAATTGAACTCCATTAAATAAGAGTTCCATGTTTGGATTTAATATTTGACCACTTGACCTTGCGAGTACACCACCAAGTGAAGTATTTGCTCCAAACACATTTAATGCTTTTGATGCAAAGAATGAGTTAAGTAATTTTCCAGTGCCAGCATCACCACCTAAGCTTTTAATAGCATTTTCTGTTCCACCAACAAGATTTTGACCTGCTTCACCAATGGTATCTGATTGAATAGTATTTAATACTGTACCTGCACCTGCAGCTGCAAGACCGTTTATACTATCTTCTCCCCAACTTACACCATTTGAATCTTGAATTGTCTCAGGTATTGGTAAAAAAATTGATCCGAGTGGTGTTTCGATATTTTTTTTAAGTGAATCTGAACTACTTCTAAGTCTAACTCCCTGATTACCAGTGGTATCAAAACCAGGCGGTTCATATTGGACTACTTTTATTTCTAAGAAGTCACTATCTCTTTCTAATTGTGCATTTGGGTACCTTAAAGTACCAAATTTAGCAGACATTATTGTTTTTTAGTTATTTAGCGTGATATTGCCAAAAGGCAATTCTCTTACATCTGATAGTTCATCAGGATTTACTTCATATAATTGCCCAACAAGTTCATTATAGGTATAATTTCGATATTGACCTACGTGAAAATTAATACCACGGAAACCCCATTCAAATACGTCTGTGACTGCTACAAGTGGGTTGGAATCATATTGTATGTTGGGAGTTTTAGCACTGTATACAAACACATAATATTTTCCAACACTTGGTGATGAAGTGGCACTCGTATTTAAATTATCAATTAATTGAGTCATTATATCATCAGCTTCTTCAGTTCCGATAAGACTGTCTACTACTCCACGAACTCGATTACTATTATCATCAGTTGGATAACTATTCATTTCTTAATTCCTAATTCTTCCTCAGTTAAAATTTTGAACTCCCATAATCGATCTTTACAAAACTCTTCTGCTGCCTTCCATTTTGCCTGATTACGTGCGTACTCATACACTTCATAGATATAACCCTTTGTTTTTCTTTTTTTAACGACAGGTTCTATGGTTTGTTTTTTAGGTTTGATTTCAATAATATATCTTTTTATTTTCCCATCCTTTTCTCTCACTTTGATAAAAAAATCAGGAAAGTATCGATGTATTTTATTGTCGATTGGTGATCGATATGGTAGTGCTATCTCTTCACTACCCCATTGAAGTATTTTTGAATGATTATCACAATAAACCATGAATTTTCTTTCCCATAGTGATCGATAAATGATGTTTGTCGGATCACCTTTATATTTTTTAGGGTTAGATGGCTTATACTTACCCTTATATGACATCTAAATAGAAGTAAGATAAAATATAAAGTATTTAGATGGTTCGACCAAGAAAAATAGCTGATTTAAAACCAATACTGACAAATGTAGCACAGACATCTCATTATCAGGTGTTTTTTGATGGATTATCTTCTGATCTTTTTTCTTTTTTAGGTAAGAAAGGGGTAAATTCAAGATTTATTACAGAGAATGCAGGATTACTGTGTTCATCAGCATCAATACCAGGCAGTTCATTAGGAACAAGTGATATATTTGGTAATTTTACTGGAGTTCAAGAGAAATTTGCTCACTCAAGAATTTTTACAGAGTTGGGATTAGAATTTTATGTTGATAAAGACTATAAAATGATAAAATTTATTGAACATTGGATGGAATATATTACGAGTGGATCTGAGAAAAATCAAAACTCATCATTTAATAAAACGAATGAAGGATATTTTTATAGGATGAGATATCCTAGAGGTACATCAGGTTACAAATGTGACAAGACAAAGATCGTTAAGTTTAATATTGATTACCGTTCAGAAGTGGAATATACATTCTTTGGTTTGTTTCCTATTAATTTTTCGTCAACACCAGTTCAGTATGGTGGATCAGACGTGTTAAAAATGAACGTAACATTTAATTATGAGAGATATATTGCAGGTGAACAGACAAGTCTATCATATACACGTAACATCTTCGAGAATTTTATTTAGATATACCAAATTCAACTTTTAATTCCAAAAATAAGGCAAAAAAAATTCGGGTAATTTTTTGGTCTGTCAGGATTTCAAAAAAACAGTATAAATAAAAATACTGAAGTGTAAAAAACATTATGCCTTTACCAAGAATCACAACGCCGACATATGAGTTGGTTCTTCCTTCTTCGAATCGAAAAATAAAATACAGACCGTTTTTAGTTAAAGAAGAAAAGATTCTCATCATTGCGATGGAATCAGAAGATCAGAAACAAATAACTAACGCAATTAAGACAGTTATTAATAATTGTATATTGACGAGAGGTACAAAAGTTGATAAATTATCGACCTTTGATATTGAATATTTGTTTTTAAATATACGAGGTAAATCAGTCGGAGAAAATGTTGAGGTGATTTTAACTTGTCCTGACGATGATACCACTCAAGTTCCTGTAATGATACCACTTGATGAAATCAAAGTGGATATAGACCCAGAACATACAAAAGATATAAAATTAAATGAAAATTTGACCATGAGGATGAAATATCCCTCTCTGTCTGAATTTGTATCAAATAATTTTAGTCTTGATGGTAATGTGGGTGTATCTGAGTCATTTGATATGATTATCGCTTGTGTCGATCAAGTTTTCAATGAAGAAGAATCTTGGAATTCATCTGATTGCACGAAAAAAGAATTAAGTGAATTTTTAGATCAATTAAGTTCAAAACAATTTAAACAAATCGAAAAATTTTTTGAAACAATGCCAAAACTGTCACATACAGTAAAAGTCACTAATCCTAATACAAAGGTTGAAAATGAAATTGTTTTAGAAGGGTTATCATCTTTTTTCGAATAGGTATGGCTCATACAAGTTTAGAGTCATACTTTAAAATAAATTTTGCGTTGATGCAGCACCATAAATACTCTTTAACAGAGATTGAAAATATGATTCCGTGGGAAAAAGACGTATATGTTGCTCTCTTGGAACAATATATTGAAGAAGAAAATTTAAAAAACAGACAACAAAGTGGCATCTAACATCTCTAAAATTCCGTCAAATATGCTAAGTAATCCAAATTTGGATGCTGCGGAAGGGAAATATTTGTCAAAAAATGAAAGAGTTGCAATATTCAGAAAAAGAAAAATCAAAACGAGTAGTGTTTTTGGTAGAAAAGATCCAAAAATAACATCTACACCAAGAAGGGGAAGACCAAGAAAGTTTCAGACTCTTGCAGAAGTACAGGCAGACATAGATGCAAGAAATCCAACGTATATAAGTCCTGTTACAGGAAAAAGATTACCAGGCACAGGACCTAAATTAAATTCAGATAAATTCATACCACAAAATAAGATATTAAAGGATTTACTTAAACAGGTTGAAAATAATACTAGAAAAATTGCATCATTGAGTAGTTTTGTTCAATCAAGCATTAATAAGGTATCTAATTTTTTAATTGATGATGCAAAAAAAGAAAAAAAGGATGCGATTGAAAAAGAAAAAGATGAAACCAGAGAACTGGAGGATAATCGAAAAAAGAAAAAAGAAGGATTATTGGAGGGAGTTAAAAAATCCATGAGTGGTGCTTTAATGAGACCTGTTGAAGCAATTGGTAATCAAGCAAAAGGTATGTTGCAAAAATTAGTTGATGTATTTCAACTCTTATTCGCAGGATTTTTAAGTGATAAAGCGTTAAAAATGATTCAGGCACATTTATCTGGTGATACTGAAACATTCAAAAAAATGAGAAATACAATCATCAAATCAGTTGCGATTGTTGGTGGTATTTTTCTTGCATTAAATGGTGGTTTACTAGCTTTGCCTGGCATTATAAGTGGTGTAGCAAGTGCCGTTATATCGATAGGTGGTGCAATTTTAGGTTTCTTAGCTTCACCTGCAGGATTAATTGCATTAGGTATCGCAGCAGGTATTGGCACTCTGTTTGCCATGAAATCTGCAGTTGATGCTGGAAAAGTGAAAGCTGCTGGTGGTCAAGCATTTTATGATAAATTTGAGGAGATGAAAGGACCTCTGGTAGATGCTGGTATAACGATAAAAGGCACGGGCAAAAATGAAAAGTTTTATGTGGGCAAATCAAATAGTAGAGGAAGTGGTCAAAAAACTGTGGAAAAGGCAGGGTCACCAGAACAGAAAGAAATCGTTGCAAATTACATTGTTGAAAGAGATAAAGTTATTGCAATAAGAGATAATATGAGAGAGGATATGGAAACAGCGGAGAGTAAGTTAAGGAAAGAGTCAGGTGGTGGTAGAGTTGGATCTAAAAATTTACAAGATTCAGGTGCGATTGGTAAGGCAAAAGGAGAAATAAGAGACAAGTATGAGTCTATGATAACTGGTGAGGAAAAATCAAATGCAAAAATAACACCAGTTGATGAAAAGAAAGATGTTACAATCACACCTCCACCTAAAAATAATACAGTCTCTACACTAGATGATACACAACCAAATGTAATTGTTCAATCGTCTGCAAGTGGTAATAAAAATCAAAAACCACCTCAAGTCACTAGTGATTCAACAACAAAAGTTCCAAATATTTTGTCATCTAACAGAGATAATCTTTATTTGTCATATTCACAAATTCAATACAATATGGTGATGTAATATGGCAATAACAGGAACTCTACTTAAAATAGGAAAATCAATGGCAAAAACATCTGGATCTCTTCTTAAAGGGGTGCAGAAAAGCACATTGAATCTTCGAAAATCAACGATGAAACGTAATAAGATAAAGGATAAAGTTTTCGATAGATATTTAAGATTTAAAAAATATAAAAAAGAAAAGAAGAAGAGACAGGAAGAGGAGAGTCAACTTGAGCAGCAAAAAAAACCGCAAGAAGATCCAAATGTAAAAAAAACGAGGAAGTCAACAAGTATGTTTGACAAACTAATGGAATTTTTAGGACTGATTCTTATTGGATGGATAACGAATAAACTACCTCAAATTATTGATTTTGTTAAAAAAGTGGTCGATACAATTAAAAATATTGTCAATGGTTTTAAAAACTTTTTTGGTGGCATAGTTGGATTTTTTCAAACTATCGGAAAAGTTATAGGTAAGGCATTTGATGCAATTTCGAATTTGAAAATTTCTGATGTTGGAGAACTCGTAAAAAAAGCATTTGATGGTATTAAAGATGCATTTGGTAATATAAAAGATAATCTTTTAGGTGGTGTTAAATCATTTTTTGGTTTATCGAAAAAGAAACCGAAAAAAGATTTATCGATTGAAGGCATAGAGAAAGGAGAATTTGATGATAAAGAAATTTCATCAAGTTTCAGTAGTATGCAAAAAGAATTAGGAAAAGTAAATGAAAATTGGAACAAAACTATGTCAACCGTTGAGAGGGCAGGTACAGGAATTGATATTGTAGGATCAGAAAATAGCGGCAATCTTGAAGAAGTAAGTGTAGATGGTGAAAAAGTGGAATCCCCAAATTCAACTGAAGCAAACATTCAAAAAGAACAGGCACCAACAGGAAATAATTTAAATATTGACAGTAAAAATGAAGAAATTGTTGAGTTTGATAAAGAAGTTAAAGAAATTAAAAGTTTAAAAAAAGATAGTAGCAATATTACCATTGAGACACTAGATGGTAAAATACTTAAATCTGGTGATGAGGGTTATAAAGAAGAGTTACAAAAATCTAAAGATGCCTTTATCTTAAGTCAAAAGAAGGTATCAACAAAAACAATCACCCCAGAGAGAAAAGCTAAAGATATAGTCGTCATCATGGATAATAAACAACAACAGATGATGAATCCTCCACCACAGAAACATAAATCATTCAATCCAGTTGTTGATAACTCAGACACGAGTGTCAAAGAACAAATTCTTCTACAATTAGCATAATGTCAGCATCAGAAGCAGCAATTTTCGAAGAGTTAACTCTCGAATCAAATGATCAAAAACGAACTGTAGATTTAAGACCAGGCATTGTGTCAATTGACTACTATGAGGATATTCTCTCACCTACTATTAGTGCAAAAATTAGAGTAATTAATACTGGTGATACAATATCACCTAAAGATAGTCAAGATCCAAGTAAAACAGATGGTTCCAAGCAATCAATTTACAATGGTCTTCCTTTAAGAGGTGGTGAAAGACTTGTTATGAAAATATTAGATCAAGGTAAAAAATATGATAATAAGGAGAAAGAGGGAATCAACTTTTCATCAGATCCTACAAAATATCTGTATGTGTCTGGTATTACACAAGTAATTCAAGAGACTCAAAGAGAGAGTTTTTTACTAAACCTTGTATCAAGAGAGGCAATAACTAATGAGACATCGAGAGTTATGAAAAGATATACTGGGACAATAAGTGATACTGTTGAAAAAATACTTCTTAATGTTTTAAAAATTGATCCCTCCCGTATTTCGGTAGAGGAGACTTTATTTCCGTATAATTTTGTAGGAAATTTAAAAAAACCGTTCAGTACATTAATATGGTTGGCATCAAAATCAATTCCAGTTGAGTCTGGTGATTCAAGTGCAGGGTTTTTATTTTTTCAAACACAAGATGGTTTTCAATTTGCATCTATTGATTCTTTAATAAAAAAGAAATCAAAGGCAACATATGTTTATACTGATGTAAATGAGAGTTCTAATTCAAGAAATAATGATTTTAATATTTTATCATATACTATCGATAAAAACCAACAGTTAGTTGAAAAATTAAGATTAGGAACGTATTCAACTGTTAGATTATCATTTAATCCATTAACTCATGAGTTTAAACAGAATAAATTAGAATATGGTTTGAAAGAAGATAATAATTTGGGTAAGAAACTTGAATTTCCCTTAATCTCAGAGGATTCAAGTCAATCTCTAGATCAAGTCCCCACAAGAATAATATCTCAAATAGTTGATGTCGGTGCAAGCACTGAAGTTTCAAAAGAAACAAATTACGCAGCAGAAAAATATCAAGGACAAAATTATAGAAGATACAATATGCTCACCACTCAAAGTTTGAGTATGATAGTTCCGTGCAACACTGATTTGAGAGCTGGTGATATCATTAAATGTGAGTTTCCAAAGGTTTCAAGAGAGGATTCTGCTGAGTTGGATAGAGAGCAGAGTGGACTATATATGATAAAAGAGTTATGTCATCATTTTGAGGCAAAAAGATCGTTTACATCTATGAAATTAGTAAGAGATACATTTGGGGTAAAATAAATGATAGATGAATCGTTACTAAAGAGTAATTTTGTAGGTAAAGATGGATTTCGTTGGTGGGTTGGACAGATTGCTCCCGCCGCAGTTCAAGGTGATCAATTATCACCATCAAAGGATAGTGAATCTTGGTCATATCGTAGAAAAGTAAGAATTTTAGGATATCATCCATTTTCTAAAGCAGAATTACCAGATGCGGATTTACCTTGGGCAACTGCACTTATTCCAACAACCTCTGGCACAGGTGGTGCAAATTTTGCAAAAACTGTTGTTCTTAGACCAGGTGATGTTGTAATTGGATTTTTTCTAGATGGTGAGAATGCACAACAACCTGTAATACTTGGTTCATTTAGCAGAACAAATGATGTATCACAAGATTTACCCTCAGATTCACTTGGATTTCTTCCATTTACAGGATATACAGATAAAATAAAACCACCAAGTGGAACCCTTGATTCTGGTGAATCAAATGAATCGAGAACTGATTCTCAAATATCTCCAGTTACTAGGAAAATTGATTCAAGTGAAGATAAGATTTCAGCATCTTCAACCTTTGGAAAATCTGTTGTCACTGCTGACACATGTGCTGATAATTTTGTAAATCAAGTATCATCATCACTTGATAATTTATTATCAGTCGTTAGTGAGGGATCAGATTTTTTAGGAGATGTTGCAAGTGTAACTAAAAAACTTCAAAGGTTGTCTAATGCACCTGCATCTACAATGATGGAATCACTTTACACTAGTTTAATTCCAGAATTACAAGGAGGTTTACAAAGATTATATGACGAAACTTATGCAAAGGTTTTTGCTGCTACTCAGAATAGTGGTTTAGCAAAATTAGCTGGAATTGAAGCACAAAAATCACAGATTCCAAAAGTTGCATCACTTCAGGGAAGTTTAGATTGCCTTGCAGGTAAAGTTGTTAATGGGTTAGAAAAAACTATTCGTGATCTTCTAACAAGTGCTATACTAGAAGTTGTTGATACAGGAGTCTGTGTTGCTGAACAGTTTGCAGGTTCATTGTTAAATGGTATTACTGATGAAATTTCAAATTCACTTGACGCACCACTCGCTGGAGTTAATAAAATTTTAGCATCAAGTTTTAAAGTTCAAGATATATTACGTAGTAGTTCTGATACTTTTAAATCTATTGGTGGATTATTAGATTGTAATCAAGATGATGGTAAATGCGTAGGTAGAGTTAAGAAATTAACTTTGGGATACGGTCCTGCAAGGAAATTTGATTTACAAAATGCATATGATAATGTATTAAAAAATATGAATATTGCAACGACTCTTGGAAGAGATAGTGGACCTCTACAAAAACCAGACTGTGCAACTCCAAGTTTCTGTGGTCCTCCTACTGTTGAGTTTGTTGGTGGATCAGGATTTGGTGGATTAGGTAAAGTTATATTAGGTGGTGTCGTTAGAAATACTGAGGGATTATCTGATGTCACAGCAGATTTTACTCGCACAGCAAGTTTGTTGGGTGTTGAAATAACTGATCCTGGTTCATCTTATTTTGAACTTCCACCAATAGTGAATTTTCAAGATCCATGTAAGAAAGGATATGGTGCTGCTGGTGAGGCATTGGTTGATTATGATCCAAATTCTAATACATATGGTCAAATTATCGCAGTTAATATTATATCAGAGGGTGAGAATTTCCCTGTTCCAAATAATGATGCAAACGTAATCATAGCAGGTGATGTTCCAGTAGGTGTAATTGATACGATTGTGGTAATATCTGGTGATGGTTATGATGTAAACAATACTACAGCAAGTGATGGAAATACAGAATATAACTTAGTGATTGAAGACGGAAAAATTTTATCTGCAAGACCAATAAATAATATAGGTATAACCGAACTACCTAGCATAATTGTGTCATCACCCACTGGATCTGGTGTACTTATTAAACCTATTATAGGTAGATTACCACTCTCACCACAAGGTGAAGTCTTACAAATCATAGATTGTGTTGGACCAGAAACTAACAAAGTGGTGGGTTATGTTGATGGAAAACCTTACTACGGTAGTTATCATGTTATGAGTGATGGAACAAAAATGACAGGATTAACTCATGGAACAAATGAAAGTATAATTTATGATACTCCAGAACAAAGTTTTACACCAAATATAGTAGGAGTAGCACAAACAACAACTACTAATACTGTGACAAATGATCAACCTATCATTACACCAACTATGAATACACCCACTACACCACCACCTAGCACACCACCAAGTGATCCACCATCAGGTGGGGGTGGATACGGAGGATACTAATGGCTGAAAGATCAAATCAAAATTGGGAACAAAGAATTGTTGATAGTAGAGGTCCTAAGTTTAGACTGGATGTTAATAATCCTCAAATGGGATCTGATGGAACAAATGTTTATTTAATGTATGCTGTTACTGATAACAAAGTTAAACAATTTTCATCTTTAAGTGAATCAGGCACATATAGATTACATAACGAAAAATCAATAGAAATTGTAGCTGGATCTAAAAATTCAGGGACAGACACATCAATTTCAATAAGTTCTTTGGAAGGTGATATTACAATAAGTGTCGCAGGAAACGGTCAAGTTAAAATTAAAGGAGGAAGTATTATTGTTCAAGCAGATGAGGATATTGATTTAAAGGCAGGAAGAAACATAACACTGAATGCGGCTCAAAGAATTTTACTTAAAGCAACAAAAGTTGACGCAAAAGGATTACTTGGTAATTTAATAAGCAAAACAAGTGGCACCTTTTTACAACGTATTTTTAAACCAACATACGTAGGTGCTGATTATCTATCAAATCCTCCATCAGGTGATAAATTTTTATCAAAACCTGCTGTTGGTGGAATCGGTGATGATCCAAACGTAGTTAAGAATATGAATAATTAACATGTCAAATATTACTGTCACTGGAAACGAAGCACAATTTAATGAAAAGGTAACCTTTCTTAAGGATGTTGAGATAAGGGGTACACTTTCTGTACCTATAATAACAGGTGAGGCAACGTTCCTTGATAGAGTTAATTTTGCAAAGGATATAACTTTTCCAGAGATAGAAATAAAAAATAAATTGACTGTAGGTGCTGGTGGCACACTTTTTATTGCTGATACATCTAATGGTGATGGAAGAATAGGTATTGGAAGCACAAATCCAACAGAACTACTTGATGTATTTGGAAAAGCAAAAATAATTGATTTAGATTTAGAAAATTTAAATGTTTCTGGAATATCTACGTTTGTAGGTATCACAAGACAACAAAGCACATTTTTTGGAAGTCAACTTAATATAAGTGGTTTATCAACTTTCTTTGATAACGTTAGGATAAATTCTGGTGATTTAATACTAGATGGTACTATAGATGATCCAAAAAATATAATTTTTAGACATGGTATTAATAATGGAGCAGTAATTTCATATGAAAGTGTAGGAGCTGGATCTACATCTTTGATTATAATTAAGGGGGAGTCACCCGACCATAAGTTATTTGTTGGAGATGTAATCAATAAAAATGTAAAATTATATGCTAATGATGAAACAAAATTAGAGACTGTTGGAACTGGTGTGACTATTTTGGGTGATTTGATAGTGCCCGATGTTGGTATTCGTACATCAAGAGTTGGATTGGGCACAACCAATCCAGTTGGACTTCATACAGTTAATGATCTTGGTAATGGTACTCTTAGATTAACAATTGATGGTAGTGTTTCAATTTCCAGAAATATATACGATTCTGCTGGTTCACCAGGTTTTAATGGATATTTTTTACAACGTGATGGGAATGGTATTCGTTGGTCAGCTTTTGAACCAGAAGAAACACAGGGTATTCGAATACAAGATGAGGGTGTATTCATACCAACTGTAGGAACAGCAAAAACATATAGTATTGTCAATTTTGCATCAATTAATAGTTTTGGAAGGGGAACAGATAATGTAAGACCTGAAGATGGAGTTGGAGCTGGATTAGCAACTGTTTTCACATTCGATTTATGGGGATTTGCTAATCGAAATGCCGCTGACAGTCCAATTTATAGAATGACAAATGTTGGTATTGGAACTACAAACCCTGTAGTAAGTTTTCAAGTAAACAGTAATGGTTCGAATGTTGTTGCAATAACATCAGCAGGTAACATGGGAATAGGGGTGATAGACCCACCACATAAATTGAGAGTTACAGACACCACCCAATTAGATATTTTGGAAGTTCTTAACAATGCTTTTTTTAGAGAAGATGTATTGTTTGATGGAGATAATGCTGACATACTATTTGATTCTACTGAAGATTCATTAGAATTTCAATCAAATGCAAAAGCAGCTTTTGGAGCAGCAGGATCACCTCCATCATTACAGGTATATTACGATGGAACCAATAATATTATTGAAGCTCTTCAAGATAAAGAAACTCATATAAAATCTGATTCTGAAATAAAAATTCAAAGACAATCAAATAGTGACTTAATGATTCATGCAAAACCATTAAGTTCTGTGGATCTTTATCATGGCATGTCCTCTGCTGGATCTCCTGAAAAAAAATTAGAAACCACATCTGTTGGTATTAACGTTATTGGTGAAACTGAAACTGATAAATTAAATGTTACGGAAACATCTTTATTAGTAGGAATAACAACCCAACAAAGCACATTTTTTGGAAATCAACTTAGTATAAGTGGCATATCAACTTTTGAAAATAATATTGATGCAAATGCAAATCTAGATGTCGATGGTCATACAGAATTAGATGATTTGAATGTTTCTGGAGTTTCAACATTTGTTGGAATCGTAACACATAATAATTTGACATTTACGAATCAAATTAGAAATACTGGAATCATTACTTCAAACATAATTCATTTGACAGGTGGATCATTTACTGCTCCAGTGGTAAGTGGGCAGTCTGAGACAAAAAATGATACCGCAATTGTTGTTAATGAGAACTTTGCAATGTATTCTCTTGAGTCTGGTGATCAATACTTAAGAACAATTATTGAAAAACAAAGTGATGTTTTATCAATCGGACAGACAAATACTGCACTTTACAGTGCGATTAATTTAATACCTGGTAGTAATGGATATGTAGGTTTATTTGGAGCAAGTGGGACAGGCGAAGAAAAATTAAGAACTCTTGGTATTGGTGTTACAGTTTTTGGAAATACAGAATCACAAACCTTAAATATATCAGGATTTTCAACTTTTGTTGGAATCACGACACAGCAGAGCACATTATTTGCGACACAATTAAGTGTTTCTGGTATATCAACATTTATCGGGATTACAACTCAAAAAAGCACGTTTTTTGGAAATCAACTTAGCATTCTTGGTGTATCAACATTTAATAATAATGTAATACATAATGCTGATGTTCAATTCACTGGTGATAATTATAATGTCTTATGGAATAAATCAAAAGATGCTTTTGATTTTGATGGTGGAAAAGCAATATTTGGAGCTACAGATGGTTTAGAAATATATCATAATGGAAATTCATATATAAAAAATTTGGTGGGTGATTTATTCATTCAACAAGAAGACTCAGCAAAAGATATCAAAATTCAGGGGGCAACTGGAACTGAAAGCATCTTGGTTGATGGTGGTGGCACGAACAGTGTCACATTATACTCAAGTAATAGTCCTAAATTAACAACAAATAATACTGGTGTAGATGTCACAGGATTAACTGATACTGACACACTTAGAGTATCAGAAACATCTACTTTTGTAGGATTTGCAACCTTTAATAATGAAATTAATGTTGCTGGATTCTCAACCTTTGGAAAAAATGTTGATATAAATGCAAGTGTTGATATAAGTAATAATCTTGATGTTGGCCAAAATCTTACTGTCGTTCAAGATCTTGATGTTGATGGTAAAAGTGAATTAGATGATCTAAATGTTGCTGGTATTTCATCATTTGTCGGTATTTCAACGTTTAAAGATGAAGTAGGAATTGCAAAAACTCTTGACTTAGGTTCTCATATTCGAGATGTGAATCAAAGTATCGGTGTTGGAGTTGGTAAAACAGATTATAGGTTGTCATCTGTGGGAACTGGTGTATCTTGGAGACCATCTGGTGTACAGACGAAGAGAACAATTTGGGTTTCAAAAAATGGTGATGACAATAATAGTGGGTTACTTGAAGGTGATGCAAAAGCAACAATTGGAGGAGCAGCAGCTATCGCAGTTGAAACTGATACCATAAAAATAAGACCAGGTGTTTATGTTGAAAATAATCCAATAGGTTTAAGAACTGATGTTTCTGTAACAGGAGAAGATCTTCGTTTAGTTATAATTCAAACACTAAATCCCTTCAAAGATGTTTTTCATGTAAGAAGAGGATGTTTGGTTGAAAACTTAAATTTTGGTGGATCAAATGTGGGTGTTTCACATGATGGTGCTGCTTGCGTTGCATTTCCACCACCTGCTGGATCTGAGAGTGCGGTAAGTGGATATACGGCACCTGGACCTGCAACTGAGGGACCAAGTGGTAGATGGAGATCACCATACGTTAGAAACTGTACAAACTTCATGACGGGAAGTATTGGAATGAAGATAGACGGTGACAATGCGACTGCAAGCACTAAAGGTGCTAATTTAAAATCTATGGTTTGTGATTCATTTACTCAATATAATGAAGCTGGAATCGGTGTTTCACTTACAAATGATGCTTATGCACAGTTAGTTTCGATTTTTACAATTAATACTGATATTGGAATTTTTGCAGGTACAGGTGCACAATGTGATTTAACAAACTCAAACTCATCATTTGGTAATTTTGGATTAGTCGCAGTTGGATTAGGATCAACACAATTTACTGGAATCGTAAGTAATACAAATCCTGCAAATGAACTTATAAGTAGCACAAATGCAGAAAATCAAGATCTTGTTGTTTGTGCTAATGTTAAAGATGATTCTGATGGTAATACAACACCACCTTTCACTGGAGAGGTAAGGAGACCGTTTGATGGACAGGCATTATATTTTAAAATTGATTTAGATAATTATCCTGATGCTCAAGGAAATGGTAGGATATCAGCACCACTACAGCAGTTAAAATCTGTAAACATTATAGAGGGTGCAGATGTTAGTGGTTACAGTGCCATAGATCCACCAAATGTTTTAATTAGAGATAATGATAATACAGTAGAACCTAAAGGTCCACAAGGAATCATCGCAGAAGCAACTGCAACTGTTAGTCCAACTGGTAACATAACTGCGATTAACGTTGTGGCACAGGGTAGAAATTATCTTCCAACACAAAACATTGTTGTTGATATTGAGGGTGATACAGGTATTGCCACAGCAATAATGACTCCCATATATTTTACAGTGGAAGAGGCAACTATAACAGAACCTGTATCTGGTATAACATCAATTACATTTAATGAATTTATCCCTTATGAATTATTCCCAGATGATCCATTCTCCTTACAAAGAATTAGTCGCATACTAACAAGTTCTCACTCATTTGAATATGTCGGCACGGGTACGGATATAAATATAGCGACACCTCTACAAGGTGCAATTCCTATTAAAGAGAATGAAATTGTAGCAAAAGATGGAGCACAAATTCCATTCACATCAACTGATCAAAAAGGTAACTTTGACATTGGGGAAGGATTACAAATAAATCAAACAACTTCAACAATTTCTGGTAGAGACTTTAGTAGATCAATACAAGCAGAAGTCACACCATTAATATTAGCATTAAGATAATATGGCAATCGCACCACTAAATAAATTTTTGACCATTGCTGTTCCAGTTGCACCAGGAGAGCAGACAATTTATACAGCTCCTGTCGGAACATCTGCGATTGTATTATATGCACAGGTTTCTAATGTTGGAATTGGACAATCATATCCAACTGTTACATTCACACATAGAAGAACAAGTGTTGCAACAAGAACTGCGGGTAATGTTAGAAATAATAGAATTATAAAAGATGGAGAGATACCACCAAATGATTCGTTGATATTAATTGATGGTAGATTAGTTCTTGAAAGAACTGCTATCATTTCAGATTCAATAGTAATAACAGGTGTACAAACTGGAATCACTACTGTTTTCGATGTAAAATACACGAGTTCAACTGGAGTGACAACAGTTACAACTATTGATCCTCATGGTTTCGGGGTGAATCAACAAGTAACAATGGCTGGCATTGCATTTACTTGTCCATCCACTGCTGGTATTACAAGTTCATTATTTCCAGCACCTCAAGCATCTTTTACAATTACTGGAATCACAGGTGATGCTGGAACATCAAAAACATTCACTACAAACACAGGTATTGTGAATGCTTTACCACACACATATCGTCCAGCTTTTCATCGTTTTCTACGTTCTGATGCAAATTCTATAAATGAAGGAAATGCTGTTGGTTCTTTAACTGGCACACAGTTAACACCAACAAACGCACTGTACGACCCTATCACAGGACTCACAACTTTTACTGTTGCAAATCATTCACTAACAACATCTACATCTCTCACAGCGCAAACTGCAGTATATGATCCTGTAGCTGGAATCATGACAGTTACAGTTACAGGAACTCCATCACCAGCATTTGAAGACAATCAATATGTAAAATTTGAGGAAGGTTCGATAACATTTAATTGTAATTATGGTGGTGGAGGAAATGAATCATATCCTAGATTTACTGATCCTGCAAGAGGAAGGTATCTTAAGATATCAAATACTACAAGCACAACTTTTGAAGTTAATGTGGGAGTTGGAAATGTTACAAATCCTCATACATTTGTAAGTGCAGTATCTAATGGAATAAAACGTGCAAGAAACACGATTACTCTCGATGTAGAATCTCTTGTATTTTCATGTTCACAAGATTATTATGGATCAGAACATAGATATCCAAGGGCAACTGATCCAGTTGGTTTATATAAAACAATGGGTGTAGATGTCATAGATTCAAATACTTTTTCTGTTTATACTGGTGTATCGACTTCTGGTGGATTGGTCGGACCACTACAGATGGAATTTATTTGTAGTATCTTAGAAAATAGTACGACATAATATGCCAAAGTATTTAAGTGGGAGAGTCAAGAGAACTCCACAAGGATCATTAACAACAGATAGATATAAGTTTCTTGGATTGGATCAAGCGGAACCTAATCTAGGTGATCCTGCTGATCCACTATTGGATGTTCCTGCTGGTTCACAATTTCAAATAGTATCCATAAGAGAGAATCCTGGTGAAAGATATTGGGTTCCAATTGCGGGTGGTGTACAACCTGGTGCTCTTACAGTTAGGGAAGAAGGAACAATAATTCCAAATTCAAATGCAATCAGTAGTATCACTGATTTTAATTTTAAGGGTGATGCTATATTTGCAGAGGGATTTATTAATCCTGATGGGTCGCCAGGAACTGGAGTTACGATTACAGTTTCTGCGCCAGGCACTGATCATGGAGTTATATTTAATAATCAAAGTGAATTTGCAACATCTCCATATTTTACTTTTGATAATAGTATTGGTATTGGATCAGTTGGTATTGGCACATCAAATCCAACACAAAATTTACATGTAGTTGGAAATGTAAAGTTAGATAAAACAATTTATGGTGAAGATAATCAACCAGGTGCAACTGGCAATTTATTAACAAAAACTGCAACTGGTGGAGTTAAGTGGGTCAATGCAGGATCTGTTCAATCTGGTGCAGGAGGAACAATATATCAAGTTCAATTCCATGGTACAACTGGACTTGTAGAGGGTGCACATAATTTAAACTATAAGAATGATAAAGTAGGTATTGGAACATCAAATCCCGAAAGCATACTTGATGTAAAAGGCAATTCTCAATTTGCAGGTATAACAACATTTGTTGGAGATACAAAGTTTGATGGTAATGTTTCAATTGCAGGTACACTTACATATGAGGATGTTACAAATGTAGACGCAATTGGATTGATCACTGCAAGATCAGGTGTTGATGTCAATGCTGGTGGCATAAACATAGATGGTGGTGGTTTGAATATTACGGGATTTTCAACATTTAATAGTCAGGTTGGATTTTCCACTCATGTTAAATTTAATGATTCTGCAGAGGCACAATTTGGAGATAATGCAGATTTAAAAATATATCATACAGGAGATCATAGTTATATTCAAGATAATGGATCTGGTAATTTAATTCTTGATACAAAAAATGGATTTTCTATTCGACTAACATATAATGATTCTGAAACTATGCTTCGTGCGATTAGAAATCAGCAAGTGGAACTTTATTATGATAATGGTATCAAATTTCAAACAACAAAGCACGGTGCTGTCGTAACGGGAATCTTAACAGCAACAGATTTATCAATTACAAATGAAGTTCAATCAAATTTAATTCCATCAGTTGATACTAATTTTGATATAGGATCATCATCAAAGGCATGGGATAATTTATATGTTAAAAACATAGAAGGAGTTGCTAATATTGATTTCAGTGAAGTAAACGTAACTGGTATATTAACAACCAAAGATTTGAATGTCACTGGGGTTGCAACATTTTTAGGAAATGTAAATGTAGGAAATGGTAATTTTATAGGAACAATTCGTGGAGATGGATCAACAAATATTTCAGGTATTAATTCAGTAACTGCAATAAAGTATTATGGAACTGGTGGTACAGGTTCAACATTATTTGTTCCTGATGAAGATGAGAACTTAATTGCTGGAACTAATGCTGGTATTGGAATTACTGCAGAGGGAACTGACGCAAACTCTTCAGCATGTTATAATGTACTGCTTGGTTGTAATACAGGTAGATGTATTACAATTGGTGATCATAATATTGCGATGGGATATAATACAGGAAGATGTCTCACAGATTCTGCCAGCAATGTTTTAATTGGTAGAGAAGTTGGAATTGGATTATCCGCAGGTTCTAGTCAAAACGTATTCATTGGAAGAGATGCAGGAAGAATTCCTTATGGATCCTCAAATACATTTTTGGGATATCGGGCTGGTCAATGTATTAGTAAAGCATCAAATAGTGTTTTTATTGGAGTCAATGCAGGTAGAGGACCTGAGGTAGATGCGGCTACTGCAGGTTGCGATTCTAGTCATCAGGTTTTCATAGGTAATAACGCAGGTAGGTGTTATAAAGAAGGTTCTCACAATGTAGTTTTAGGTTCAAATGCAGCACTCAATGCATGTGGTGGTAGCTATAATTTCTTCGGAATTCATTGTTCAGCACGATATCATTGTGGTGGGAACAATAATATTGCAATTGGTCAGTATGCAATGTTCTGTGGTGGAAATCATGCTGGTGATGGTAATGCTGATAATAATGTTTTACTAGGAAATAACACTGGATGTCGTATTTCAAGTGCTTCTAGTAATATATTTCTGGGTCCTTCTGCTGGAAGAAATACGTGCACAGGAGATCATAATATAGCTTTGGGGGGTAATGCATTACTTTATGCCACTACATCAAATTATAATATTGCTCTAGGAAACAACGCATTATACTGTAATATTAGTGGAAATAATAATATTGCCCTTGGATTAAACGCAGCAAAATGTCAAGTAAGTGGACTAGGTAATATAACCTTTGGTAATCGTGTTGGTTTTGCTGCGACTGATGGTGATAATAATATTTTAATGGGATGTTGCACCGCAAGACTTATGACTTGTGGTAATCGTAATATTATAATAGGATGTTGTGCTGGTTATAATCTCACCACTGCTAATGATAATATTTTAATTGGATGTAGAGTTGCAGCACCAATAACAGATGGAAGTTCACAGTTTGCAATTGGTAACCAAACAGATTATTGGATCACAGGAACATCTAATTATAAAATTGGTATAGGAACTACAAATCCATCTGCAAAATTAGAGGTTTATAGAGCAACTGAATTTGCAAATAATCCAATAATTCAGGCAAGATCTAATAATGGAAGCACCAATGAATTAAAATTCGAAATTGATGGTGATGGTGATGCTTATTTTAATGGAAAGGTTGGTATCGGAACTAATGATCCATCAGTAAAATTAGATGTGCTTGGAGATATAAATGTCCTTTCTAAAATTGGGTGGAAAGAATATCCAAGTTTCAGTTTCTTAGATTTTGATGATGATAATTCAGCAGTGCCATTTCCTGGAGGTACGAATAACGTCACTCTTGGATCAATCTCTGGAATCAATTTGATATATGATACGAATAATAATGATAATAATGGATTTATGATCGCACACGGAAATACTAATTCTGGACTTTCCACACCTGTGCTGGTCATAGATGCATTAGATAGAGTTGGTATCGGAACTGATTCTCCAAATCATATATTACATGTTCAAGCAGACAATCCTTCATTAGCACTTGAATCAAATACTACTACAGGTAATACAAACATAGTATTCGGTGATAGTGGTAGTGATACACAGGGTAGAATTCAATACCATAATAATGGTGATTATATGCGATTCTACACCAATGGAGATGAAAGACTTCGCATCAACTCAGATGGTGATTTACTAAGAGGTGGAACTGGTCAAGATATTGGTTCTAGTGGTTCACCATGGGATAAAGTATATGCAAATGAATTTATAGGACAAATTAATACTACTCAAGAAAATGTCACAACTGGTAATTTAAAAGTAAATGGAATTGGAACTTTTGTTGGGAATGTAGAGTTTCAAGGTGATGTAAGTATTGGTGGAACATTAACATACGAAGATGTAGCAAATATAGATGCTGTAGGAATGGTAACTGCTAGATCAGGAATTAATATAATTGGTGGTGGTTTGAATGTTGTAGGTGTATCAACATTTTCTAGTGATTTGATTATACCTGAATTCATTTACCATGCTGGTGACTTGAATACTAAATTTGGATTCCCTACTGATGATACTATATCATTTGAAACTGCTGGTAGTGAAAGAGTTCGCATCGACTCTGATGGTAATGTTGGTATCGGAAGTATAATACCAACAGGAAAATTAGATGTAATTGGAAATACAATATTACAAGGTGATTTAAGTCTTACTAGAGGAACTACAACTGATACATTAACGAGAACATTAAGTATCGGTGGTGCTAGAAATCAAGGTAACCATTTTGCAGCACTTGAATTCAAAAATTATGATTCCGATAGTACTCCAGTTGTAGACTATGTTGCCGCTAAAATTACAGGAACTGTTCCAAGCACTCCAACTAATGGTGGAGAACTTGTATTTTATACCTCCCCAACTGGAGGTGATCCAGCTGGAATAACAGTACAAGAAAGACTCCGCATCACATCAGATGGTAAAGTTGGTATCGGAACTGATAATCCTGGTAATTATGGTGGTGCAGTAAAATTAGCATTGAATAGTTCTGGACATACTGGATTAACTATTGCTGCAGGAACTGGTAGTGATAGTAATATATTATTTGCCGATGGAGTATCTGGAGATGCCACTTATCGGGGAAATATTAAATATGCACATAATGGTGATTCAATGCGGTTCCACACCGCAGCAGAAGAAAGACTTCGCATCACATCAACTGGTAATGTCGGTATCGGAACTGATAATCCACAAGAGATTTTACATGTTCATCAAGA